TGCGACAAAAGGAGTTCAAGGTTATCAACCGCCCTGCACATAACACTGGTTTGGCAAAATGGCTGTTCAGTAATTCTATCAATCATTTGTTTTTAATTTTTAAGTTTAGTAATTCTATTTAAGTTCGGGTTCAGCCACTTCGCCAAGCCCGAAAACGTTATGCGCAATAATTTTTTTTAATATTTTTTTTCCAACGCACATCAAAACAATGTAGTTTGTGCTAAATGAGGAGCAATTCTTTTTTCTGCTATATCAACATATTCCTTGCTCAATTCACTTAGTATCCAGTTTCGTTTCAGTTTGTGAGCCATTTTTGCCGTTGTTCCACTTCCTCCAAAACAATCGTAAACCAAATCATTTTCGTTGCTCCAAGTAAATATGTGGTCGGCAGCCAACGCTTCGGGAAATATGGCAGGGTGTTGGTATGCAATATCTTCTTCTGCTGAATATCCGTATCCGTTATTGTATTTCCAAATGTTATATCGGTAGCCATATTCATCCGTTACTCTACTGCCTTTTTTATCCAATTCGCCATCTTGTTTTCGGTTGCTTTGGTTTCCGAATGTTTTACTTCCTGCCCATCTATTCTTCCTGTCCTTAATTAAATTGTAAGTTTTAGGCTTTCCCTTGCTCAATACAAACATATATTCAAACACTTGGCTATAACGGTTGCTTTTATCATTTGCAGGGTAAGCAGCACCGTTCTTTTCATAAATCATCGTATCGTGTATTAAAAAGCCAACTGATTGAAAATATAAAGCCTGCCTAAAACTTGTCCCACTCTCTCCACCATCAACAACGGAATCTCCCACAATCCAAACAACAACACCGCCTTCTTTAGTTACTCTGTAAAGTTCTTTAGCAATATCTTCAAACGGGAATGAGTAACCATTATAAGTTCTTAAACCATCGTAAGGCGGTGATGTTACTACCAAATCAACGAAACTGTCAGGCATCTTTGCCATTGTTTCTAAATTGCTCTCATTATATATCTTGTTCAAATCCATCGCTAAAAAAATATTAAAAAAATTACAGACGCATAACAGCGGTTTTGTGCAATTTGCCCTATCAACTTTCTGCTATAATTTGAACATTTGTGCAAGGGCAAACTGACACAAAGCCGCCAAACGTTATCACCAATTTTAAGAACGACACCGCAATTGTGGATTTGTTATATCCATTTTATATTTTGGTTTAGGTTCTGAAAGTTGAACATACTCTAATTCTTTAATTATTTTAATGTTTTTAACTACTGGTTCACCATAACTACCAATTCCAACTTGTTCTGCTTCTATTAAATATGCAGGTATTTTACCATCTTGAAAATCATCTAAAAACCAACACAAATCGTATAAAAATCCAGTACTTATTGAAGAAATAACAATGTTATAATTTTCACCTTGTTTTATAAACTGATAACAAGAAACACCTAATTCATCTCGTATTCTACCACAATCTCCATCATATACCCCACTTATTTCATTTTCTGGAATATTCTTGAATCTAATAAAAAACTGGCGATAACACGGTATAAAACCAATAGCGGTTTCGGTGGTGTTCGGTGCGTTTGTGGTTTCTATATTCATTCGTTTAATTTTGAAAGTTATTACTATTTAATCCGCTACTGGTCTTATACCCATTCGTTAGCAGAAAGCACTACTGACCGTCTCCGTAGGGAAGTTCCGTATAAGTAAGTCATCGGGTATCTGCTGAATTTTATCTATCTGTTTGAAAAAATATGGCACTCCTAAAGTTGAACATTCATCACGCATTGACCTTGCCCACTCTAAGTTGAATGGCCTTTTGTGGTGTCCGCTTTCACCGCCTTGAATTATCCAATCAATACCACTCAAATCACCTAACGCTATTTTGTCAAGTTGTGGCTCAATGCTCAAAAAGCGTTTGCCGTTTACTTCTTTCAAATGCCTTACAAGTGTTTCAAACGTTTGTTGGTTTACAGGCGAAGTTCCAAACATCACATTTGCTGGAGGCGTTTCTTTCCAACTTTCAGGAATGTATTTATTAATATTACTTGGTCGTTTTGTGAGTAGCAAAAACATTAAGTTAGGATATAATCCATTTGTAATTTGCTCAAAGAATTTATCCCTTATTTCACCTGTATTTAATTTGTAAACTCTTTCGCTTTGCAACATCATTGGCTTTTCAAAAATATCCATCATTGAACCAACAAATACACGGTGAATTTCACCTGCTTGTTTTGCCAATTTCTGCATTTTCAAAAGTTCGTTCCAAACGCTTTTTATTTCTTTTCGTGGCTTATCATTGCCCCAAATATCATTTCCCCAACGCTTCGCCAATGTTTCAGCGTAGCAATTATCACAACCTTCGTGAACCTTTGTGCATCCGTGCCAAAGATTAGCGGTGTGATGTGTCCATTCAATTTTACTGTTTTGTGCCATATTTTTTTATTTAAGTTTCGGTTTAATTTATCGTGCCTTCTGCTAACAGCGGTTTTGCGAAAGCTGCTTCCAACGCACAATGCAGACGCACAGGCAGCCTATCGCAAAGCCGCAAAACGTTATACTTCAGTTTGTTTTCCCTCCCACCACTCGCCACAATCGTAGTAAAATTCGTGTTCAGGATGGTCTTTAAAAAACTGCTCCAAGTCAATTTCGCACATACAGCAGTCTATAAATTCTTCATTGCCGTCAAATCCGTATTTCTTTGCATCTACTTTGAAGGTGTCTTGAAATTGCCTTACACTTCCAATATCATTTCCGTTTTTAAATCTTATTGAATCACACATATTTTTACTCTATTAAGTTAATTCCACCGTACACAAACCGAACGTATAACAGCAGCTAAAACGTTAGCCGCAAGCCTAAAGCAGCACTACGTATTTACGATTTCGTTTACCATACCATAGCAATATTTTATTCTCTCTTGTAAATCCTAATCTTGGACTTAACTGAATTTCTACTACTAAGGCAATTATCAATATTGCTATTATTGTTATCATTCTATTTTAAGTTTGTGAGGCTGCAAAACGTTAATTCCACATTTTCAACTCCCCTTCCACCGATTCAATTTCACTTTGTATTTTCAACCTAGTGTGAGTATCAAATCTACTAAGCCCTATTTTGTGGTAAATAAGGTTTAAAAGATAGTTATTCAACCTTTGGTAGTCCTCAACTGAAAGAGGCTCTTTAATTGGTGTTTCTTTGCTTAGAAAGTGCTTGGTGAATAGTTCTCTCATGGTTATCTAAGACAAGGCTTAAAAACAGAAACATCAAAATCATTAACAGATACGGGCTTAGATTTATCGAACGCAGACTCAATAAGCAAATCAGCTTCGGTGCTTTTTAACGCTGCTTTATAGGCTGAAATTTGTTGGTGCGTTAGGTTTGTGTAATCCACATCCGCAGAAGCCATAGCCCCTTTCACGTATTCATCCGAATGGTTTATTTTGGTCATCACCCATAATCTTAGTAACTTTTTCATTTTTATATTTGTTTTTAGTTTAAATTATTTTCCCGCAAGTGTTAAGTAAGTCGCCAATCCGATTACAATAGTTTCAATTATCCCAAAAATCCCGACTTTGCGCCATGCTTTTTTTCTTCGCTTTTCCCTTTCAAGTAAGGATTCCTTTTCTGCTAACTTTTTCGCCTGTCCTTTCTCAACGCTTTCGTGTATTAAATTTAGGGTGTTAGCCTTTCCTAGCTTGTCGGTTAATTCAATTCGTGAACTATCGCAATAGTCTTGTATTGAGTCCTTTTTCATAAGCAGTTCTTGACATTGAACATTCTGCTTCATGTATCGGGTTGAGTAGCGGAAATCGTCTAGCGTTTGGGCGTGTAGTCCGCTAGTTAATAGGAGTAGGGTTAGGAGTTTTTTCATTGGTTATTTTTTCTATTAATTGCTCGACCTCATATATTGCATTTGCCGGAATATTAAAGTGGTCTGAATTGTGTTCTTTGTGTAAGTTTTCCCACATCCAATTCATGTTATACTTTGCATTATTAAGGACATTTAATATTTCTTCTATAGCCATTTCATTTATCAATTTGTTTGTTAATACTAATCCACCTAAACCATTCCTTCATTACTAAGCTATCATGGGTAGGCTTTTCTTTGCGTTTCATCTGCTTTTGTAATGTATCTGCCCTTACTTCCACCTTTGCTCTCAAGCTATCGTTTAAACGTATATTTCGCATATCCGCTATTTCTGCTTTTAGGCTGTCGATTTCTCGGCTGCGGTCGATTGGTGTTTCCGGCTTGGGCTTGTTGCAAGAATCGTAAAAGTGTAACAAGTTTAGCGCAAGTATTATAAAAACGCAAATATCCGAAAATCTGCTTAGTTTAATCATTTTAGTACCGATTTGATTTTTCTTGCATTAAACTTAAACATAAACTCCTTACTCGACTCGGTGGTTTTGTTAGTAATATCAAAGTACAAAACATATCCATCCCTTTCGTCGAGTACAATATAATCACGATAAAATGGCTTAGTTGTATCGTATGGGTTTTTATCTTCTATTTCTATTTCATATCGCCAAATGTCGCCAACTCTTGGGTGAACAAACCATCTATTGTATTCGCTCTTGAATACAGCAGCAACACAAAAAAATATAAATACTGCTATTGCTAGTCTTTCGTAAAACTTTTCCTTTTTCATCGGCTATTTTATTAAGGTTAGTACTCTGTATTTCCCATCGGTTATTTTGGGGCTTATTGTCCAAATTCTATTTTCTACTGTTTTAAAGGTTTCAACCTCACACTCTACTCGGTCGGGTAGGAGGGAGGAAATTGTTTCGTCAAATGTTGGAGACTTTAACTTTAGCCCAAGTTGTCCATGTGTTGAACCGAACATTTCAGCCCCTAAATTACCACCCGCCACAAATATTTTTTCTGCATCCTCCCTTGTAAATAGCTTTTCTTTGTTGAGGCGTTGGGCTTCATTAAATCCGTCAATCCAATCCATTCTAAACAACCTAAACAAGGCATCGCTTCTAAATCTTATTCCTTTTTTAATTATATACACATCTACCAACCTATCCACATCCCAAATCCCCCATAGTTCACTAATACCTTTCGATACTTCTTCTGAAAATTCAAGTTCTTTATCCGAAACAACTCCGTCAATTTCGAGGGCTATTCCTTGCTCTGTTTTTAATAGGTGTGTTTTCATGTTATTTGGTTTAAAAAATGTTTTTATTTGCATTCAATGCAAAGGTTTGCAATTACGGATTTGAATATCTGCCGACTAGCACCGCAGCACTCGCAAATCCCTGATACAAACTCAATCGGTTTTGGTATTTTCATCATGCTGTTTTCATGTTACACTTTGCACTCTTACCGACAAACTCGGCAAACTCCTCCTCTGTAAAAACAATTCTTTTGGCTTTTACGATTGAAATTGCATCATGGTCGTTGCTGTAAATTAAACCGTTGGTAAAATCAACAGGCAGGTAAATTTCTTGTGGTTCTTTTTTCATGTTACATTTTATTAAGTAGTTTATAAAGCCTCTATGAGCTCCCATGATAAAACATATTCCGAAATATCAGCAGAGGCATCATTTTCCCATGCTTTCCCACCCCATGTGGCTATTTGTAGACCGCTTGAACAATATTCGGGAACGTAAACAATGTATGTTTGCCCGATAAAAGGAGTTGGTGGATTTTGTTTAAAATTTATCTTCATGTTACATTTTATTAAGTTCGGTTAGTACTTCATTCCACTCTGCTCGTTCCGATGAATTTTCGATTACTAGCGGGATTGCTTCCATTATCTCCTTTACGCATAGGATAGCGCATTGAATAGCCTCGTATTCTGTAATTTGAGAAAAACCTGTTAATGTCTTTACATTGTAAAACTTTTCTACAAGTTCCTCCGCTTTTTCTTTTGCTTTTGCTGTCATGATTAGTTATATTTTAATGCCTGTTATTGACTCAAATTTTGCAGCATCGAAATTAGGTAAATCAATAAAAGCTTGCTTATCTTCTTTGCTTAAATTCCCCCATAAATTAGCCCATGCTTCTTTTAGCGTAATTGTTTTTAAATATCCCTCAGTGGTTTCGTATTTTGGATTATCCTGTTTTTCTTTTTCTGTCATTATCGACATTGGTACAAAAATTACAGGTTCTAAATTACCCATTATTTGTACTGGTTTTGAGTTTTCCCAATCCCTAACATTTATATTTGTAGGAGCATCGAATAGCCAAATTTTAGGATTGTTATCTAAACAGAAAGCACCGCTATTCCTGTAACCGCTATTACTGTCACCGCTATTCCTGTCACCGCTATTCAAGTTACCGCTATTCCTGTAACCGCTATTCCTGTTACCGCTATTCCAGTTACCGCTATTACTGTTACCGCTATTCCTGTTACCGCTATTCTTGCCACCGCTATTACTGTCACCGCTATTACTGTAACCGCTATTCCTGTCACCGCTATTCCAGTTACCGCTATTACTGTTACCGCTATTACTGTCACCGCTATTCCTGTAACCGCTATTCTTGCGACCGCTATTACTGTAACCGCTATTCGCATAGCCTGTATTTTCTTTCCCTTGATTTGCTACTTTTAATACTTCATCCCAAGTTAGAATTTTGCCAACAAAAAGAATATCGGTGCAAATTTTAGAATCATCTGGATGTGTTTGAATTTCTCCTCTTCCTTCAACTTCGCAAACAATATTAGCAGAGTGAAACGAATAGTAAGAAAAGCAGTCGGCTGCATTGGTGCAGAAATGGAATCCGCTTCTACAAATTTCTATTTTGCCATTGTGTTTAAATTCTGTGTTTTCAGAATATTGAAATCCGTTTTCTTTTGATTTAAAATCGGGTGTAAAAACCTTAAACCCTTTTACTGTGTTTGTTTTCATAGTTTAGTTATTTTAGATTATTCTTTTCTCCAAATTCGTATTCCATTAGCCTCTGCGGATGATGTAAATTTCATCATAGAGCCACCTCTAGCAGCGTGGTAAATACACTTGCTTAAAAGTTGGGAATGAAAGCTTTTTAAGTTTTTACCTTTAGGGCATTTCTCCATAAAGCTGTCGCCTACTTCCATACTTAACAAGGCGTTTCTAAATTCGTGCGAACGCTTAATAAAGTTGCCGCCTTTTGTTATTCCTTTTTCGATTGTTATCATTTGTTATAGTTTTATTGATAAATATTTCTGCAAACTTCGGATATGTTATTGACACTTCCAAATTTATTTTGTTAAATCTTTTCGGGTAAAAGTTTATAATCCTGTTTGATAAATAAGCAAGCTATCGCCCATTGAGTATTAGCATGGGTAGAACTACCAACTTCAAAAAAACCTTTTATTCGCTTGTAGCTATTAATTGCTGTTGCGTGGTTTTTATTTCCTGTCACCTCTGCTAATTCCTTCCAAATAAATTCGGGATAGTTAGTGTGAATATAGTAGATAATGTGGTGTCGGATGTCGGATAGTTCCCTTTTTCGGCTTCCTTTTTTCTTTTTCAAGTCCTCTAGCGTTACTCCAAAGTGAGCGGCTATTTTTGAGGCAATGCACGTTAATTCCGATGGTTCGGATGAAATTTTAATTATCCTAGATTCAATCTCGCCATAGGTAGGCATTGAATTAAATGTTTTTGTTTTCATTTTTTCGGTTATCTATTAATAATTGTTAGCTATGCGATACTTGTTTTGCAAACCTTAGGCAGTCTGCTAGTTATAAGCCATTTTAGGACAGCTCCGAAATAAACTGACTTGGTATTTTCCAATAGCCATTTAAAGGAGTTCTAAACAAGCTCCTACAATCTTCAATTATGGTAGTTACAAACTTTGCTTTTATCACTCGACCCGTTGGAAGTTTGTAACCTCTTTTAGATAAAATGACTATTGACAAATCATTACCTAAAGCATCTACCAGAAATGGTTCTCCGTATTGAATTACTTTTTCAAGCGGTATTTTTGATTTATCCGTTTTAAAGTATTCAATTTCTTCAATCGAATTACCTTCAATTAGTTTTGCATTTTCTGGCTTATTCCAGTTTGTTTCGATTTCAGAATACTTTAAAGACTTTAGGTAATTTTCAAGTCCTTTGTAATCAATTTTGTGTTTAAGTTTCATATAATATTTGTATTAAATTGTGAATAAAAACGGCTTATAACAAGGGCTGTAAAAAAGAGGCGGTTCAGTGCTTCTAATCAGTTTTTGTGGTTCAATCAAGTGTAGTGCTTCTATCATAGTTTTGTGGTTTAAATCGCCTCCTTCTTATAGCCCCGATACGTTATTTATTTTCCTCCGCATACCTTAGATTGCAGAAGGTGTCAATATTATACATTTTACTTTTATACTCAACAAATCTTTGCCCTCCGCTACCTTTGTCTTGCTGCGAAAATAAAGCGTCAAATTCTGCTATAAATCCATCCAAAACTTTTTCTTGCTCGGTGCGCTCTCTTTTTATTTCGGGCTTGTTTTTCGTTATTAGCTTATTGGCAAATTCTAAAAACTTTTCATTAACCGATGTTCCTAAAAGCGGCTCTTTCATTTCCGATTTACGTTCGCTATTTTCACGCATCCGCAGCGATACAATTTCATTTTCCCTCTCTTCGTCGTACTTGTTAAAGCAGTAGTGAATTTTACTTTCATCAATGCTTTCATAAAACTTTTCAATGTACTTGCACTCTTTAATATTTTGGCAGCACCTTTTAAAGTCCTCCGGTGAATAGTTCCAAAACTTCTCAATTAGCGCATCGCACAAAGCAGAAATTTGAAGCGTGTTCATTCCTTTGCCAAAGTTGAAAACCTCCACTAAATCGGCTATAAAGTACACCACCACCGCTTTAACTTCAACCCCTTCACGTTTCAGCTTGTTAATGCTTCCATAAGGAGAGTTTATGCAATCGCTAATACTTTTGGCTTGAAGAGTTGGTAACGATTGAGAGAGCTGCGTCTTTAAGACTTGTAACTGTTTGTTTGTTGTTTGTATGTTTTGCATTGTTTTTCCATCTAGTTAATCGTTTTTCAATATCGAATACTTTTTCTTTTTCGTAGCGCATTTTCTTAGCACCTTCGCTATGTTCAGCCCAATATGAGCAAAATTCATCTAGCATTTTACGCTCAAATTGCATAGCGAATAAATACACCCGATTGTAGAATAATTGCTTTCGCTTTTCTAGTTCCCCATTCTCAAAAAAAGAATCCAAAAACCGCTCAACTGTTAAGTGTGAATTGTCGTAATTGTATAAAATTTGGCTTAGTTCTTTTCGTGTCATAAGTAGTAGGTTTTAAATCTGTTTTCTTGTAATTCACTTTTAACATCAATTTTGTAATTGTCCCGCAAATCTTTAACCCTTCGGCGTAAATCCCCTATTCCGTATTTAATCAAAGCGTCCGTAGTTGTTAGCCTTTCGCCTCGCTTCATTGCTTCGTAAACTATCCGGCATTGGTTTGAGAAATGCTCAATGTTTCCGTTGAAAATCGCTTGGCTTTCTTGGTTGTTTTCGATGTGAAAGTTGATTTGTGTTTGCATGGGTGCTATTTAAATTTAATCGTTGTATTTGTTTTTTGGTGAATGTTTATTTCGATGTATTCCTTCCCTTTTTCTACTATTACCTTTTCAACACGAAGGGAATAAATATCCTTATCGTTTATGAAATACTTTTTTTGAATAATATCCAAAATAGGCTTTAGCGGATTATCGATGTCGCTTGCTTTATTACTGAACCCAAACTCAATATAAATAGTGTATGGCGGTGGTGGCAAACTTTCTTTTTTAAGCAGTAGCAAGCAAGCCTTTTCGTACACCTTGTAAGCGGGTGTTTTAAATCTTTTACCTTGCCAACACTCATTAACTGAAAGCGTTTTTATTTCTATTCTCATCTTTTTGCTACTATTGATTTTAGGTATTCTGCTGTTAAAATGTTGTCGTGCGCTTGGTTGTGGTGTTCCCTACATAGTGCTATTAAGTTTTCCGGTGCATCCTGTTCGTCCTTTCTTTTGCTCCCAAATTTAGACCTAAAAACAATATGATGAATATCGTTGGAAGCACCACCGCAAACCTCGCAAGGGATAAAATCGCCTGTTGATAGCCTTAGCGAATTAAGATAGTTTTTAACGTGATTTTGCATTTTTAAACTCTGCTTTACACTCTCTGCATTTTTTGGGCTTAGGGGGCTTCATTTAGGTTAGTTTTCAATTCGATAATTTCAGTTCCTGTATCATATCCAAAATTGTGCTTATTGCTGATGTTTCTGAAAAGTCGGTTATCTGAATACACTTGGCAATTTGCAACGCATTGTTTTATATCTTCAAATTTAGCTTTGCCAAAATCTTGGCTTTCTCCGCTAAAAACAAACATATCGGTATGTTGCAAATATCTAAACCAACCACCGCCTTTTACTTTAGTTAAATCAGCAGCAATCTCTTTATGATATGTTACTTTCATTAATATTAATCTATCATCTTCCATAATAAATTTGGGGAACTTTTCCATAGTTTTTAAGTTTAAAAAGTAGGGGGCTATTAACCCCCCGTTGGTTAAAAAATTAGATTAAAAATGCAGCGAATCTATATCGTTGTTATCCGGTATGTGCCGCGGTGCTGTTTCCTTCGGCTTGTCACCACTAGGTGTAATTTTGTAAATTTCAAGCGAATTAAAGTACTTAACCTCTTGCGCTTGGTTTACATATTCCTTGCCTTGCAAATTAAAATCTACGGTTACTTCTTGCCCTACCGAACACTTATCAGCTAAAGCGCATCTGTCTTGGTTAAGCTGAAATAAAATAGTCTGCGGGTACGTTGGATTGCTTGCATCCGTAATTACCACGTAACGTTTTTTGAATTTATCGGACACTTGTTGAGTTTCTCCGATTACTTTTACTTTTCCTGTTAGTTGCATTGTTTATTTGTTTTGGTTAATTGATTATTTTTTATAATTATAAGTAGCGTATTCTACCGATAGCATATTTTCGTCTTTTGGGTATTCCCCAATTTTAGTAAAATGCTGTAATGTGTTTTCTTTTTCCTTGCTAAATGGGTAAAAGTTTTCGCAGCCATACTTTAGTGAAACCATGTCATTTTCCGGCTCTTCATACATTTGAAATGTAACTGCATCGTCCATAGTTATAACATGGGCTTTCATTTTTAAATCATCCCCTCTTTTTACAATGATTCCTATTTTGTCTGCATAGTGAAATTCACCATTTCCGCTATCTTCTGAATAGAAAACAATATCATTTTCTTTTACGGAGGTTCCATCTTTGTAAAAATATAATTTTTCAACTGTTTCCATTTTGTTTATTTGTTTTGGTTGTTATTAATTTACTTTTTTAGATAATAAAATTCATCGCCTACCCTTGTTACTTCTGTCAATCCAAAGATATTGCTACTTTCCTTTACCTTTCTGAACTTGTTATTTTTCATTTGAAGGTAGAAAAATTCTACAAAATCAATAGTGGTTGCGTTTTTTAAAAGCTCTACAAGTTGCTGTTTTTTAGGTGCGTATTGTTCAACTGCCTTTAGTATGTTTTCTTGCACTTCGGCATCGGGTGAAAATTCGTAAATCTTAAACCTATCCGATAAAGCCATTGGGTACTCTTGCCAATTTTCTTGCGCCCACAATTCGGGAGCGGTTAAGTAAAAACAAAGAATCCCCATTTCTGAACCTGTGGCTATCATTTGCATTTGCACTTGTTGGTAGTACTTGGTCGGCACTCTGTCGATTTGCTCCAAATAGGTATCAATGTAGTAGGGGCATTTAACATCGCCTGTAAAGTTAGCACCTATAAAGTCGGGGCTTGCGCTTGCGTGTTCGTTAATGATTACGCTTTTATCGTGCCATACAGCATCGGGATAAGCGGGTTTAACACATAGTTCAAAAGCATTGTATTGATTAGCTACACCATGCCTAGTAGCTGCGGTTTCAAACTCATCTTTTATTCCTAATTCGAGCAGCGCAAGTTCTAGGCAGTAAGTAGCGGCTGTTTTGCCTGTTCCATGTGCTAGTAACCTACTGATATGGCTTGCTGAAAAATTAGCCATTTAAAGCCACCTTTCTTTTAGTGAATAATGCCTTAATTGCCTCGTCCTTTGGTGCTAATTGATTAAAATAAGCGGTTACCTCTGCCATTGAATTAAGCAATTCCAATTGTTCCGTAACGATGTCAATTTCTGCCTGTTTTTCAAGTGAAACAAGTTTTGTTTTTTCATTGTCGGGTTCTGCCTCTGTTTCGTCAATTAGGAATAATCCGTTAAGGGCGTACTTTCTTGCGTAGCTGCTTGCCGTTCCTGTGCATTGCTCGGCACTCATTCCCTTGTGTTCAGAAAGTTCAGCATAACCCTTAACTATAATTGTTTGCGCATCTACAATAAGTGAGGCGGTGGCAATTAAAAATAATTTACTTCCAATAGCATTAATTTCATCGGTCAGTGTGAGGCTTGCATTATGCTTTAAAAGTACTGGCTTAATCACTTCTAAAATTTGCTCTGCACTTCGGTACTTGTATTTTCCGAATGAATTGTAACTACCCTTTGGTACTCTGACCTCGTTTTGAATATTTGTTAGCGTTGTTTCCATGTTTTAAATTTACGGTTTTTTAGGTGAATAAACAAACATATTTCTGTAATTTAATATCCGATAATAGCGCATTAGCACATTGTATTCGGGCTTCTTTTTCGGGTGAGTTGTTTTCATTTAAGTTTAGATAAAATTCGTTCGATTGTTTCAGTAGGTAAATCAAATTGATGTGAGCAGCCTATTTTAATCTTTGCTTTTTGATGCTTTGATACGATTAAGGCAGCTTCCCAAAATTCCTTTGTGAACTCGTAGCCGGAAATTCTTGTTGAGCCGTTGTGTATTTCTACCGAATACCCACCAATTTCAATCTTCTCGGCTGCTAACACTAATTGTTTTGCAGCATTAAATTCAAAGTAAGAAATAACATCTAGTATGTATCTTTTGTCATTAATTTCTGCGTTGTAGGCATTTGATTTAATATTTTCTTTTGAGCCGTTAGAACCAAGTCTATAATACTCACTTCCGTATAATTTATCAGAAGTTACTTTTGTAATATCAAAATAATCAACATCGCCACCGCTCCAAGTTTTTCTGCAAAAATCCCCAGCTTTAAACTTCACTTCCTCGTAAACAGGCTCGAACCATAACTCTAGGACTCTGGCTTTTCTTAATATTTCTCCTTCTTTACTTGTGGTAAAAAAGCCATTATTATTGTGAACCACAAAGTTATCTAATCCACAAATTTTCAATGCTGCCTCTCTGTATTGTTTGCAGTCCTTTTTTAATTCCCACCCTATCTGCTTTCTTTCTTCCCAATCTATTTGACTAAACTCGATGTAGGATGAGGTTGACATGACTGTATTGTAATCCCAATCGAATTCACTTCCATCCCATCTGTAAAACCTACCAATTCTTGCATCGGCTTTATATTCTTTGTACTTTTCATAATCAAACGCCTGTATTAATCTTAATGCATTTTCTCCAGTACACTTAACCCAAATGCCCTGTTCTTTAATTTCTGAAATTTTAAATGTTTTCATTTGTTTCTGTTTTTAAGGTTTCTATTAATTTAATTTTTTCTTGGGAGATAAGTATCTCAACCATGTTTTCTACCCGCAGAATTACTATTTCGGGGGTGTTGTGCTGCTTTAGATATTCGATTAGTTCGTCCATGTTATTAACTGTTTGAATTTTTCAACTCCGTAAGCATTTGTTTTTTCTAGGATTGGCAACAATTCAGATGCTTTGTATTTTTCTTTTGTCATGTTGTTATTTTGCATCCAACTTTTTACACCCATTTCGCAAGCCCCTGTTAGTAATCGGTAGTACTGAATGGTAATTATTGTATCCTTTTTAATAGGTGCTTTTTTTAGCTTTTGAACAACTATTTTAAACTCTAAGTCTTGAATGGATTTTTTAACCGTATTCCCATGAGCCGTAAATCTTCCTTTCTTAACTAAGAATCCATAAGCCAAAGTAAAAATAGTGTATCCGCTTTTTTCTGAAACATTTTTAACTTTTGATAGCACACCGTCGAAGAAACAATATCCTTTTTTTTGGTTGTAACCCGATTCTAGTTGCTTGGTGTTTTTTCTTATTTTATCAGCACTAGTTAGGCTTCTCAAATAGAGATAACCGTTGATAGTAGTACCTTTTAGGAAATCCTTATCAGCACTAGTTAGGCTGCTCAAATCGAGATAACCGTTGATAGTAGTACCTTTTAGGAAATCCTTATCAGCACTAGTTAGGCTGCTCAAATAGAGATAACCGTTGATAGTAGTACCTTTTAGGAAATCCTTATCAGCACTAGTTAGGCTGCTCAAATCGAGAGAACCGTTGATAGTAGTACCTTTTAGGAAATCCTTATCAGCACTAGTTAGGCTTCTCAAATCGAGATAACCGTTGATAGTAGTACCTTTTAGGAAATCCTTATCAGCACTAGTTAGGCTGCTCAAATCGAGATAACCGTTGATAGTAGTACCTTTTAGGAAATCCTTATCAGCACTAGTTAGGCTGCTCAAATAGAGAGAACCGTTGATAGTAGTACCTTTTAGGAAATCCTTATCAGCACTAGTTAGGCTGCTCAAATCGAGATAACCGTTGATAGTTATTAGTCCGTTTTCGGTTACGGTTACGGTATAATTAGTTACACCGTATTTTTTTAATAATTCAATTTGTTTTTTTGTTTCTGTTTTCATGTTAGTTAAAGATTAGTTCAAATATTTCATCCCAAATATTAGGGTCTATTTTGTCGATGTATTTGGTAACATCAAACCCTTTAAAAGTTACTGAATCAATTTTAAATTCGTCGGTGTCGGGTGGCTGACCGTAGTCCCCTTTGAATTTAGCGGGTATGTGGGTGTAGTCAATATCTAGCGACTTGCCTCTTAGTTCGATTGTCATAGCTAAAATTTAAAGATTACACGCAAGCCAACGAACACTAAAAATAGTGCGAAAATCGTTATTAAAACAGCAGCAATAGCCGTATCAATTCCCGACATAAAAGGTTCGCTTGGTTCTACTCCGGTGTCCTCGTTAAATTTTCGGTTTGTCTTTTTCATGATTTTTTAGATTAATACTAATTGTTCTTGTTCGATTTGCTCTGCAATGTTTTTTAGTGTTTCTTCTGCAAAGGTTTCTGACTCTTGAATTGGGCGTAATTTTTCGGGGTCGTAAGAAATAAATTGACCAAATTCTTTTAATACAACCCACCCATCTGAACAAATGCTAGAAACAGTATATATTTCGCCTTTTATTGGAAAATTAATATCTGTCATGTTAGTCCATTTAAAGCCTGTTGATAGGCTATTTTCTTGACATTCAAACTCTTTTATACAAACTACTTTTTGTCCGATTTTAAACATGTTTTTAGTTTTTAGAGTTGATAATTTTTTGAATAGCACCTAAAAGGATTGCAATAGTTCCGATTTTATCTACTTCATGGTCGAGCGAATATTTAACGCTGCCTTCGGCTTTTCCGGTTACTTTGGCAATTCGATAAATGCTAATGTCGTGCTTTTTGATTAGCCTTTTTATTTCTTTGTATTCTGCTGCTGCTGTCATGTTTGAAGTTTTTATTAATTGATTACGGCACAAATGTAGGTTAAATTTCCATACTACAAAACGCCATACATTAAAAAATATAATTTATTTTCTAACTTACTGAAAATCAAATAGAAAATCGTACATTGCTCCTTGCGGTCCTGTTAAAACGATTTTATTGAGTTGTAGCGGGTGTAAAAACGATAGGACCATTGATAATAAAGGAAAGCGCAATCGGTCCAAACAATTATTTTGTCACATATTTATCGTAAAATTGTGACAGATTAAAAAAAAGTTACATTTTATTTGGAAGTGAATTTTATTATTCAGATATTTGCAGAGTGAAGTAGAGCAGTTGGTAGCTCGGAAGCCTCATAAGCTTCAGGTCGTGGGTTCGAGCCCCATCTTCGCAACAAAAAGTTGTTACTTTTCGCAGAGTTCAAAACAACTAATAAAAATAAATCGGGCAACCGACAAAAGCAAACAACCCTACAGAACCCTGCGACATTACCGTAGGGTTTTTGCATTTATAGGGTTTTTAGTCCAGCTTTACATTTCCGAAAGGAAGCCCAAATAACTCCCAAGTTATTAAATAAAGCAGAAGTTGAGTTGCTTACGCTTGTATTAAAGAGTTTGTGCGCTGTTTAAAGCTAACATCACAAGACCTGCATACCTAAAGTAAATACAAGCACCACCAGCAGGGATAGTGGATATTTGAGCATAGTCAGCTAAAGAAAACTAAGGGTGAAAAAGGTTTTCTTAAATACTTGTAATTACAAACTTGAAAAGTCAAGGTAGGTAATGCAGGGATTTAGAGCTACTATGGAATGAATTAAAAATAAAAACATGATTTTAACAAAAGATTTAATCGAAAAAGGAAAAAGTGTTAATAATGGATGGAGTACCGCCCAAATGAAAGTGCTATGTGAAGATTGCCACAGCGTAGAGCATAACAGGGACTTGACAGTTAAAAAATTTTCTTGAATTTTAAAGTATGTCACAAAATAAACACTAACTAAATGAGCAAATCAATTTATAAATCAGAATATAACTGTGATTGCGGTGTAAATAACGGCAGTTGTGGTGCTAAATGTGCTGTAATTATAATTTCAAATAACACTACCGATTTGTATTGTATTTACCATACTGACGGACACCAAGACCATAGAACAAACTTAGGAGGATTGGTTATTTTTGGAGATGCATATTTGCAGGCATTAAACAAAGCCATAAACCTAGAAAACAGCAACGAACAAGACTTAACACCAAGCGAAATAATCACAATTAAATTTTAAAATTAACAATCACTAAATAAAAAAATGAAAATAAAACTAAATATCTTTAGCGTATTCCCAAATGATGGGATAATTGTAGGTTGCAACGAAGCCGGAACTAAATTTTCAGCATTAATAAGATTTACAAACAAGGCAAAAACTCAAAGATTGGTAGAGTTTGCAAGTAATGAGTTTAACTCTGAAAAGAAAGCGATTAATGCACTAATTGACAATTTGTATAGCGAAGAAGGCTATCGTACTATTTGTAACGCTTATAATCAATAACAATCACTAATAAAAACAAAATGGACAGACAAAAATTAATTCACGACTTATTTGTGGGAAAAGTAGCGGAGGTAATCGGATTTGAAAAAACCACAAAACTTTTAAGAGAGTCTATGGAGGCAATCGATAAAATGCTTGTGGATATAAAAAAAGCCCAAGAAATTAAAACAAAATAATTTGCAGAATCAAAAAAAACATTATATTTACAACCGTTTTCATAGGTGTTAGTTGAGGGGGAGCGGATAAAACCTACTCCCCTTTGCTTTAATAAAATGAACATTACAAATAAGCATTTAGAATTTATCCGACTTGTCGCAAATGGTGAGAACCAGGTTAGCGCATATAGACTAACTAACACTAACAAGTCACTAACTGCCGGAACTGCAAAAGTAAATGCCTCTAAATTAGCCAAGAAATACGCTGTTTTAATCGAACAGGAGAAGGAAAAGCTAAAATCCGTACTAGACCAAGCAAGAAATAATACAGTTTCTCAAATCGCAGAAATGCAAATAATGACCGCAGCCGAAAGAATGGAAGTGCTTTCAAAAATTGCAAGGGGTGAAATACCTTTAAAAAAACCAATGGTTTGCGATGGGCTTATCCATGAAATAGATGTTGTTCCGGATTGGATGGATAGAAAGAACGCTATTGCTGAGCTTAACAAAATGGATGGAAGCTATGCACCCGCAAAACAGGACGTAAATATATCAAACATTCCCGCTCCAATTATAGACCTATCCGGTAAATGACAATTGATTTAGCTATTAAAACAGTTTGTTATGTATTAGAGTTAGACCGTGACACGCTTACTTGCTCAAATCATTGCAAACAAAATAGCAGCTATTCAGATGCGAGGATAATAGTTACCTATCTTTTAAGGTCAAAGAAACCACCCGAAAAGCTAACGGACATTGCGCTTGCGCTAGGTAGGGTTAAATTGGATGGGACAGGCGACCACTCGGCAACGTTATACTACTATCGAAAATACGAATGTTATAAATTCTCAAAGGATGCTAATTTTTTAGCCAAACTAGAAAAGGTTAAAAATGCGTTCGTCGAAAAATAGTATCGAAAAACAGCCCTTAATAAAAATTCATGAGCCGTTCGTCGATGGAAAATAGAATTAAGCTAAGCGGAAAACAAATCATTGCTTGGACCTACTTAGAAGATAAAATAACATCAGAGTTATTCTATGGCGGTGGTGCGGGTGGTGGTAAGTCTTATTTAGGGTGCATTTGGCATATTTACAGGCGTGTAACCTACGCAGGGAGTAGGGGCTTAATAGGTAGAGCAAAGATAGCCATACTCGAACAGTCCACACTTGTAACCTTGTTTAAGGTAGCTAATTTAATGGGCTATAAACAAGGCACTCACTACAATTACAACTCTCAAAAGCATACGATTAATTGGGCGAACGGAAGTCAAACAGTTTTAAAGGACTTATTCCTTTACCCATCAGACCCCGACTTTGCTAGTTTAGGCTCAACAGAATATACGGACGCTTTTATAGATGAAGTAACAGAGGTAAGTTTAAAAGCATTTGAGATTGTTTCCACTCGTATAAGGTGGAACTTAGATTTATACGGACTAACGCCTAAATTACTTTGCACCGGAAACCCTAGCGATGGATGGGTAAAAGAAAGGTTCGTTATTAAGGATGAAAAGGTAATCGAATTACAGCCCCACCAACAATTCGTTCAAAGTTTGGTAGATGAAAACCCCGACGAACAATTTAAGGAACTGTATAAACTCCAACTCGAAAGACTAAGCAGCGACTACGATAAACAAAGATTACTTTATGGAGATTGGAACGCTAAACGCGATGTAAGCAATCCTTTCGCTTACCAATGGAGAGATTCTTTTGTAACCAATACCCCTTTTTACGATTTTAGAAAGCAGCTAATAATTTCAGTCGATTTTAACTTAACTCCTTTTTGTGCTACACTTCACCACTTTTGGCACGATAAGGATGGTTGGCATTGGCATCAGTTTGATGAAATAGAAATAGTAAAAGGCTCAATTCCTGAAATGATTGATAGATTAACCGCTCCTTATGGTGTTTCGCTTCCATCCGCAATTTTAACAGGCGATTCAATGGGAAAGACAGGGCAACTTGGAGAGCGGGACAATGCAAGCCAATACATTCAACTATTAAGAGGGTTAGGAATGAGAGAATCACAGTTAAGAGTTAGGGGTAATCCTCGCCACACCGGAAGCCGAACAATGACTAACTACGTTCTTGCAAACCTCCCAGACTTTCAAGTACATTCAAGGTGCAAAGGTAGTATAAGGGATTGGAGAAACGTTCAAATTGATGCGTTTGGTGAGATTCAAAAGAAAAACAGAAACGACCTAAACCAAAGAGCCGATTTTATCGACACTAATCGCTATGTGGTGCATAATATTTTAAATGCATGGATAGACCAGCACCAAAAAGCGAACAAATATATTTAACATTCAGCACTAAACTTACCTTATTAATTACCTTTGCCTTATGAGTTATTGCGCACCCTGTTCAGCACTTACACCGATTGAAATTTGCACAACTGAAATTACAATCGGAACAGCAATTGCTGACACGCTTTATTATATCTATTTCCGTTCACTTGCTAATGGTTGGACTGTAAAGTATGAAGCAACATCGGATTCGGACGGACTTATAATTGTTGAGTCCTTAACAGGATTCGTTTTAGCTGAAAACACCGGATATGAATTGTGGATAAACCAAACTGATAACATCGACGATAGGGAGGATTTTACAAGTGGAGGATTAACTAACGAATGTTTTACAACAAGTTTTATGAGAAAAGCACCAAGCCCAACACCAACACAGTTAAAACGATTGCTTTATATTAATGGAACTGTTTTAGGTGACAATACCAAAGAAACGGCTTTAAAAACATGGCTATCAACAAAGGGAATAACTATGCCAATCTTTTACTTATCGACTTACCTAGACGATTCGGGAAATAGAACTAAAATGCGCACGTTGAACATAGCTTTAAACACGCAAGGAATAACCAAGCGTTCGGCAAACGTAACGCAGTCAATTAATGCTATTAATTTAGCAGATGCCGGAACACCAGCAGCCTATAATGTTGGGTGTGCAACAGCAGCAGAAAGATTCAATGTATTCAGTCAAGAATGGGAATTTTGGAAGTATAATCCCTATGGAGATTTTGCCACATTTAAAACAAACGATTTAGCGATTTATAACTATTGCCAAGCGAATAACATTCAGTACGATATTTATGTAGCAAGGTGTAAAGATGTTGCGGGAGTAAGCACACCCGAACAAGTTGCGGATTGGTTGGTGGCAAAACACGATACTATTTATTTAGTAGATTACGTTTTGACTTCAAAGTTTAACACCTACAAAGGTTTAAGCGACGGTATTAAGGTTCAAATACAACTAATTGCGGATGCTGCAAAAAGAGCAAACAAAGTTCAAAACATGGTTATTCTTTGGGCTAGTGAAGGTAATAACGGAGACAATATGTACACTTATTTTGTAGCTAATCCAACTTTGATACCCGCTTACAATACGTTTAAAGTAGCTTACAATGCTTGGAGTTTTACAAATAAAGCAAGCATTAATATGCAGGGACAAAATATTTACGCTTACGATTCAATAAAAGCATTATGATAGAACTATTTTGGACTGTTTTATTTTGTTTAGGCTGGCGAATAGTTACCGACGAAGGGCAACTATTATACTTTCTTAGAAAGCCTTTTGAAAACAACGATAGCAGGATTGAGGCACTCGAATTATTGCAAAAAAAAGTACCGCCATACAATGTATTGATGCATTATTTTGGTAAGCCTTTCGTAATGTGTATTACTTGCATGGCGAGCATTTGGGGAGTAATTGTATATACAAATGTATGTACATTATTCGAGTGGAAATACCTTGTATTAAATTGCGTTTGCGCTTCATTCATACAAACTTTTATTTGGAAATTATATGTCACTAAGTTGGATTGAAAAAAAAATGCTAAACCGCATCTGTAAAAAGATGGGTGTAAAAGTTACTAAGGATAACTTAATCTTCGCCTTTCATGATTTGGAAGGTAACGGATATTATAAGTTTCCAAAGGGGTTAGAATTACCACTTAGCCGGATTGCAAAGGTGCAAGAATACCTAATGTGGCTATCGAAGGGAGTAAGCCAAGAGGAGTATTTAAAAGCCCTAGAAATAGCAGAGGAGGCAATGAATAACGGAATAAAGGACGCTAAAGGAATGGCTAAAATTGGATTCGTTTTAGGCGAATTAAAGGAGCGTTCAAAAATGGTTATTCACGATGAATTGTTTTACAATATCATCGCTTGCCAAATGGTAAGACAGGATGAAAGCGTAACGGAGTTTAATAACGAAATCCATATGCAGAAAGTGGAAGCATTTAAGGAGTTGGATAAGTTAAACGACACTTTTTTTTTGAACATTCAAGAATTCTTAACAGCATTAAACTTGTCGAATATTACCAAAACACAATACGAAAACTTAATGAGCGCATCGGTAGCAATAAGAAAGGCAATGGCGGCAATGGAGAGTTCGCTATCCGAACAATAATAGCAAACATGAGAGCGGATTTAAAAAAGGCTCTTATGATTATTGCAAAGGAAAATCAAGGCGAATACGAGCGAATAAGTGTAATGAAAACAGAGGATTTTTTAATAAAATATGAGTTATTTATTGATGAAGTAAAGGTTAAGCAAGAAAAGCAGCAATGGCAACAGAAACCGACAAAATAGTAGTTGATTACGAGGCGAATGTCAAGGGCTTAACGGCGCAATTAAAAACCGTTCAAACCGAAATGGCTAAGACTGAAAAGGCGGGTGTGGATGCTGCTAAAGGTACGGAGGATGCATTCAAAGGAACAGAAAAAGCGGCGCAATCTTTAAAATCACAACTAAAGGATTTAAAGGCTCAATTAGCGATTGCAACAGACCCGAAAGATGTTGAGCGATTGGCTAAAGCTGCGGGTGAAATCAAAAACAAACTTGACGATGCTACAAAAGCGGCACAAATATTTGCATCCGATTCAAAGTTTGAGCAAGTAGGAACAGCACTTAGAGGAATAGCAGGAAATCTTCTATCGCTTAACTTCAAACAGGCAGCCGACCAATCTAAGTTATTAGTAGCAGCAAGCAAGCAGATTACTTTCAAAGAGGCTTTAGGAGGGATAAAGGATTTAGGTGTAACGCTTGGCAATATCGGCAAGTCCTTGCTTTCAAATCCGTTATTTTTGCTCGGCTCTGCTATAACATTAATTATTTCAAACTTTGATAAGCTGACTAAGGCGGGTGGAGCTATTGGTGCTTTTTTTAGTGGCATATCCAATATAATAAGCACAATCACAGGCGGAATATCAGATTTAGCGGATGCAATAGGGCTTACGGATTCCAAGTCACAAGCATTAGCAGCAAGTCAAAAGAAGCTATCAGAAGAAACAATTAAATATCTAAATGATGTTGCGCTAGCTATCGAAAAAAACAATCTATTAATAAAACAAAATTTAGGAATATTAACAGGTGAGGAGGCAAAAAGATTGTCGCTTAGTAAATCATTTTTAGCAGAATATACAGCAGAGGTAAAAAAGCAAAACGATGAAATAGCCAAAGCAAGAAAAGAAGCAAATCTAAATCGAATAACAGAATCATTTGACGAAAAAATACAATTACTTGCGGATGAAAAAAGATTTCAAGCGGTTGAGGCTAACATAAAAGCGCAGCACGTTGAGGTTTTAAAAGCTATTCAGGCAAAATACCAATCAGATGTTGAAGTAGTAAATTCAGAGGCGGTAAAAGCGCAAAGGGATATAGATATTAAAGCAGCCAAAGAAAGGGAAGATAGGCTTCGTGCGGAACTTGAAAAACTAAAGGCTATAAATAAAAAGTTTGCCGAAGATAATACCATTACTCCCATACCATTAAAAGGAACAAGCGAAGCTGATAAGCAAAAAAAGACTGAGAAAGATTTAAAGAAATCACAAAAAGCAATTACAGATAATTTTGCAGCTTCACAACAGGCGCAAGTTGACGCAGCAAAAGCAGCATCCGAAGAGTTAGCAAAAATTGAAAAGGCAAAACAGGATATTCAGCAAGAAACTATTGATTTGGTTTTCCAAAGTTTAGACATTTTAAAGGAATTAAACAATCGTAGATTAAACGAAACGCTAGATAAAGAAAAAGCGGTTTCCGAAGAAACTATTTCTATTTACGATGAAGAGTTAAGAACACGCCAAATATCAAAAGAGCAATACGATAGAAAGGTAGCGCAAGAAAACAAAAGGCTTGCCGAAGCTGAAAAGAAAGCTAAAAAAGATGCGTTTGAAAGCGATAAAAGCATTGCAATTGTACAGGCTGCAATAAACACAGCACTTGCGGTAACTAAAGCATTATCTTCAACGCCTTATCCATATAATTTAATACTAGCGGCATTAGTTGCTGCGTCGGGTGCAGCAGAAATAGCGGTTATTAATTCACAGCCTACACCAAAATTTGAAAAAGGTGGAAAGGTAAAAGGCGCAAGACATAGTGAAGGAGGTGCTTTAATCGAAGCCGAAAAGGACGAATGGATAATTAACCGCACCCAATCAATTAAGCATGATAAGCTACTTGAATCAATTAACAAGGGAAAGGTAGAATCATTTATTAATGAAGTTTATTTAGCCCCTGTTTTAAGAAAGCAGATGCAAAAACACGAGGAGAGTAAAAACAAATCATTCGCTAATAACATAGCTAACTCAATCCTTTTAAAGCAGTCGTTAAACGATGGTAACATTCTTGAAAGTTTGAAAAAGTCACGCAAAAACGACCAAGAAATAGCGATGTTCTTAGTTAAGAATCTTAACCCAAAAGTAAATAAATATAACTGGTAATGTTTAAGTTTTACTTTGATAATAATTTAGTTAGCGACCCTACAAATTGGAGCGATTTCACCGAAACAATCGAATGGAAAGACGATATTAAGGGAATACTTCCAAAGTATGAATTAAAACTTACTTTTAAAGGAGGTGGCTACAAGTATCTTTACGACCTAAGACGAAGTTCAGGCTATTGCAACATGGTTCAGTTGAGAGTTGAGCAGTCGTGCGATTCAAATAATTTTGAAACTATTTTAACCGGATATATTTCTATTTCACGTTGTATATTCAACTTAAATAAATGCTCTGTTGATTGCGACATTATCGACGATAACTATGGGGCGATGATTTCAAATAACAAGTCAATCAAAACATCGTTTAGCGATAAGAGTAAAAACGGAACTACGATAGCATCCGCAGCACTTACATTATTAGTACCTTTTGATTGTACTACAGGAATATACGGCTCAACAGCCGATGCAAGAAATGCCGTTAGCATTTATGAAGCGTTTAAATTCTTAGTACTTTGGATGTCCGACGGGCGAATGGGATTCAAAAGTCTATTCTTAGCTGATAGCAATAATGTAGGGTGCATTTTAACAGGACACCAATTAAGAAACATTGGAAGCGAAAATTATCCTATCGTATCATTTCAGCAGTTGTTTCAAGAAATAGACCGTAAAAAAAACATAGGCTTTACGATTATTGATGTGGCGGGGGTGAAAACATTACAAATTGAAAACATCGATTACTTTTATTCGACCGCTTCCGGTGTGACTATCAATAGTATCGAAGATTTAAAGGAAAGTTTCGACCCCGAAAAGTTATATTCTGGTGTTAAGTTAGGTGGTAAAATAGCTGCCTTTGACCCGCTAATCCACAATTTTGTACCTAGACAATTTATTGGATTTGATACGGAGGAGTACGGATTCATGGGGATTTGCAATATCGACAAGCAATTAGATTTAACTTGTGAGTATCTGTGCGACACTAACATGATTGAGGAGTTGACCGTTACCAATACTTCAAATGAGGAATACGACAAAGACATTTTTTTAGTTAAGGGTACAACTTTGGGAGGTTTTTATTACGCCGACCAATTTGCAATACCTAGCGGTGGATTCATGTATAATAAGGAATTTACAAATGAGTATTCATCGCAATCACACGATATTTACGGAGATACAATTCTTTATACAGGCTTAATAAATAATAATTTCTTAGCTGAACGAACGGACTACGACGAAACAAACCCAACAGGCGCAAATTTCCCGCACGCACCAACAGGACACGCTGATGTTACGCACAATGATTTAGACCCACTTTATAAAACAAGTACTGTATTTCAGATTTATAACGACGATTCAAGCAGCCCAAACTTTAACACAGGCGGTAATTATAATAATGGTAACGGTAGATATGTAGCCCCTTTGGATGGTTCTTATTTTTTTAGTATGGATTCTAAAATAAGAATATTTAGCGAGTTTGAAGTTTTGGGAACGCAAGGAATACCTAGACGAACAAGATTTACGATTACATTTAATCACTACGATAGCGGAGGTACTATAATTAACACTTATAGTGCTAGATTTCCTAATATGTTTGGTATTGTTTATGACCCTTTTATTCCCAACTTTTATACACTTAATTCCGGAGTTTACACTTACCACAACGAAGCGTACATTTATATGACTGCTAATGACTATGTGGTAACATCCGTACAGGTTGAGTCCGTTGCCGTTTCTTTTGGGGATTGGCTTTGGTGTAACGTAACAAACGGCTCTACCTTTGGAACATTGGCAACTCCTAGCGGTGGTGGTGTGTTTCAAGAAGGTGACAATACAACTTACAGAGTATCAAAATTAGAGTTTGATTATCCAGTTTCGAGAGAAAAGTACGCCTTAATGAAAGCCGACCTTACAAAATCGCTATCGGTAACGCACGACAATGAATTATTCAGTACAGCTTGGATAAGAAAGACTAGCAGAAATTTAGAAACAGGGCAAATGTCCTTTGAGTTAATATCAAATTTAGAAAATACATAAATGGAAGCAATACCAAATCAGCCTGTTTATTTTAACGAAAACCCCACTTACTATTTAGGGGAGTCGGAATGTTCAACCGATGAAATAAGCTACAATCAATTAGTAGATAATACGGATGTAACGCAATTTCAATTAGCTATTGCGCCATGTGACGACGCGGTGGAGGCACTAGAAAACCCGACTTTTGCGGGTGATACCGGATGGGACATTGTAGGTAATTGGGATTTTGGAATTAACAGGCTTTGCGCAACAAAGGCAACAACTGAAATTATTTCAACCGATGTTTTAGTAGCGGGATATTGGAGAATAAAGGTGGTGGTAGATATTTTCGAGGAGGGAATAATTGATATTATTTTTGAGAATGTAATCGGTGGCGCAACAACCATAATAGGATCAATCGCAGTTACCGGAACTTATTACTTTTACGGATTCGCAGTAACAGGCGGGGCGATAATTCACATTGTGCCTAGTGCCGTTGGCGATGGGGCTACACTTTGCTTAACAGAGGTGAGCGCATATCCAATTTTAACAGAGTTAGAAATTAAAATCTTCGATGCGGAAACCGAAGTTGAAAGTATTAACTACGTTGATGATGCTGCTTACTTTACATTCGTTCGTGATACTGTTACCGTTGATATTAATTGGGCTGCATTAGGACTATCAAACAATTGTTATTACCTAATGGCTATTAACCCATGTACCGGAGGGCAACTAATAAGCAATATGTTTAAAGTTGGGGACTATGCCTCTCAATGCACTCTATTAATAAACGCTTGCAATAACAACGATTCGTTCGGGTTTGTATTTACTGATAGCGGATTTTCACCAAGAATAAGAGTTGAAGCCATAATTAAAACTGCTCAATACTTAAACGATAAAAATATTTTTGAGAATAGCATAGGCACAAAGGGAGCAAGCTACTTTAAGCGTAGAAAAACAAAGATATTAGCTATTGATTTGCAGCCGGAATATGTACATGATTTCCTTTCCTTGCTTCAAGGATTCGATAGTGTTTATATTTCCAATGTAGCTTACTTTATCGAAGATGATGAATACACAATCAACTACAATAACACGTTAAATAATTTTGGTTCGGTAACTATGCAAATAAGCGAAAAGACGCAGAATGTTAAAAATATTTTGTGTACCGATAACGTGAATAGCTGTAATTTAGAGGCGTAAATTATTAATTGCAAAATTGGGTAATGTGAATTAGCCCTAAAATGATTTACACAAGAAATAAAATAAACTCAAAATGGCTAATTGTATCAATTACGATTGTCAAGACGAATTAAACAGCCACACACCAAACGATTGCGGTGAGGAGTTATTGGCGGGTATAAGTGGAATCATTTTACTCGAATGTAACAGTACTTTGAGCGACCCTTCAAGCGCAGAAGAAATAAATGCTGAAATCGCTGCGGGTCGTGCTACCTTAATTGATGGTGTGAAAATTGGTTTAGAATTACCTTCACCAGTTGCAGTACCTTCAAACATTGTAGGCGGTACGGATAAAACTTCAACCTATAACCGACAAGGTAATTTAGTTGATGGTAACGTAAGTACTGTTAATACGGTAATGTATAACCAATTATTTGGCGGGCGAGTTTTCGGAGGAGCAATATTGTATTTAAAAGGAACAGAAGAATCAGCAGCAGGGGCAAAAGTAGCGTATATTAACGCTGCAATTACCTTTACAGGCGGTTTACCGATTAAGAACAATAACGACGAAAACATGACCTATCAAGGTGTGTTTACTTGGAGAAAAAAGGATATGCCTTTACTCTACACAGCACCTACCGGAATATTTAGCTAGTCTTGGCACAAAAAAATTAGCCTCTCAAAATTTGGGGGGCTTTTTTATTTTACTATATTTGTGGGTGAAAACAAAAAACTAACCTATGCGAGAAAAAGTAAAACAATTGCAGAACGATATTGATAATCTAATAATGCAGTTTGAGGAAGATTCCGAAATGAGCGTTCAAAACATTTCACTTACGAAGTACCAAAAACCCGAATTCAATTCTATATTAATGTACGATACACATTGTAAAATAACTGTTTCAGCGGATGAGTGAAAAAATAATTCACATAAGCGACCACAAAGCACTAAGGGAGTCCGAAAGGAAATTTGCTATTAAGGCGCAAAAAAAGATAAGTGCAATAATGGAAGAAATAGAAAACGATATTGCAGCAGAGGTAGCACTAGAATTAATTGAATCCAACTCAAAAAAGACTACCAAAAAGATTCTGAAAAAAACAAAATGAACGGAATAATTATCCTTTGCATGAAAAAACAGCAGTACGCTTGTGCTGCTTTTAATCTAGCACTTTCAATAAGGTATCATTCACCCGATGCGCACATAACTTTATTGTCCGATGGGATTCATAACAAAGTTTTCGGGGCTGCTCACTTTCTTACCTTTAATTCGATAAAGGAAATAAAAGAGCAAACTGTTACCGAAGCCAAATTATCACTAAGCAAATATTCTGACTATAAACAATCGCTTTATATTGATGCGGATTCAATTTGCTTGCAAGACATAACGCTATTATTTGACAAGCTAAAAGGCAATTCTTTTAAGTCAAACGTGCTACCAAATTATACGCAATGGACGGACGAAACTACTTTTAAATCGTTTTTTAAACAAGACTTTGGAGTAACAATTAATAGCAGTTGGATGTATTGGGAAAGTTCAAAGGTTTTCACATCCGCTTTAAAGTATTTTAGCAAGGGTTTTGATTTGGACAAAATTAGCCCAAAATGGGGAGTAAGTTTACCGGATGAAATGTTTTTAAACGCATCGCTCACAAAGAACGAAATCGACGCTAAGATTAACTTTGATTTGATGTTTTTTGATGAAAAAAAACAGCCTGTTGCAATATCCGAACTAAGCAAAAACTTCTACTTTGCTACATTTTACGGAAACAAGAATAACACAGGAGTTTATTTACAAGAATGGTACGATAGAATGATGTTTAAGATTTGCACAAAGTACGGAATGGAACACCGCTTTAAGATACACGAAATATTGGTTCACAAATTAGTAAATGATAGATAGTTCTATTTTTTTGAATTTAAAAAAAGGCGATAGGGTTGTTACAAATCTATCGGGTGCTGGTACTGTTATAGAAATGGCTTACATGAATAGCGATAGACCTATGGCAAAAATAAACTGCGATAAAAAGAAATGGAGCTGCCCCTATTTTTACCAATCTGAAATAAAAGAAATAGAAAAATGATTTGTTTAACAAGTATCTCACCCACTCACATAAATAAAGACATTCAGCTAAAAGCGGTTGATAGTTGGATTGAATTAGGTATGAGTGTTGTTTCTGTTAATTCAGCAAAGGAAACGCAGCTATTAAAAGACATTTACCCAAACGTGCAATTTTACTCAACAGAGCGCACACTAGAAAAAACATACGGCAAACCTTACGTTCAAATTTCCGCAATTATCGACCTTGCTAAAACATTAGAAGGAAACGAATTTTGTATTATTAATTCAGATATAGAGATTAAGTCAGACCTTGCAACAATCGACCGCATACGCAAAGAAATGGAGCAAAATATAGTAATGAGCAATCGGGTTAATCATTCGGGAAACTATGTAGGGGCTAAATTTTTAGATGGAATTGATGTGTTTTTTATTCACCGCAGATTTTTAAATACTTTCCCACAGTCGATGCACGCACTAGGAATGACTTTTGTAGATTACTTTATCCCTTATTCAGCAACACAAAGCGGAATACAAACTATATTTATAGAGCAGGATTTCGCCTATCATTTAAGCCATGCAGCGCAATACTCAAGCGATAATTGGAAAAAGTCGGGGCGGTACTTTTTATGGGAGTTTAATTTGTATCAATTTAGCGACACCACAGGAATATCAAGAATGAGTAAGTTTGTTTACGAGTTTATTTATAATTCAGCAATAAAAAAGAAAATATGAGATTTCTAGCATTTGTAATAGCGTTTATTTCGCTAATTGGATTACTTTTATTGTGGGGACAAGTAAATTTAGCCCTTCATCTTGATTCACACACAAACTCACTTGCCGGATTTGCGATTGGTGGCATTGGAATTATAATCTATTTAGTGCTTGAAGATAAGCTAACAAAATGAAAAAGTTAATTCTGCTTTTACTTATCATTTCATCCTGCAAAAAAGAGGCAACTATTAAGCCATCCGAACCAACGGGGCAAATATACTTTTGGAATCCCTATCCAATTTCAAGCATCGGAAACGGAATAGATATTTTAGTGGATGATACTATTAGGATTCATAACTACAAAGCGCAAGGCGTAACGAATGGATTTTGGTTTAAAACAAAGGCAGGTTCACATAAGTGGTTTTACGTTGTTTCAACAACTCAATTAAACTGTTGCAATTACGGACTTCACGGCACATCAAATGTTTTAGAAAATAAAAACGACACTATTAAAATGATAAAATGACTGCAATATTTATTAAGTCCTACGCCAAAGATTTCAAGTGGTTAAACTACTGCCTAAAATCTATTTGTAAATATGTAAACGGTTATTCAGAGGTAATACTTGTGCTTGACGAAGGAAGCAATACATCGCTCCACGAATTAACAGAACTACCAAACAAACTAAGAATTGAGTGGGTAAAAGAAGAATCCATCGGATATATTTTCCAGCAGTATTGCAAGCTAACAGCCCATCACTACACAAAAGCAGAAAAGATAATGTTTGTTGATTCTGACTGTATGTTTACCTATCCTTTAGATTTATCAGCATTGCCGGAAACGCCCGAATTACTTTACACGCCCTATGAGTTAGTTGGGGATGCTATTTGCTGGAAGAAACCAACGGAGAAATCACTAGGAATAACAGTAGATTATGAATTTATGAGGCGTAACGGATTGGTTTACCACCGTTCGACACTAGAAGGATTTGAAAGTTTTATGCGTGAATTAAAATATTACGTTTTAAATCAAACTCAATTTTCAGAGTTTAACGCACTAGGGGCGTATGCTTGGTTTAACCAACGTGAAAAATATAAATGGGTAAATACATCAACTGAACAATTTGGAGAGCCATTGGTAAAACAAATGTGGTCGCATGGGAATTTTGATATTAATGAAATGGAAATATTATTAAATAACGATAAGATAAAAATTGTCGAACAAAATATAGCTAAACAGGCTTACGATGATATAATTGAATTTAGCAAACAACAAAATGATAATAACTAAAGAAGGTCATGCAATAATCGAAAGCGATTCGCACATTGGAAAATGGGTAGTTGAAAACAAAAGGCTTGATTTTGACACCAATGCCATCCCGCTAATACTTAACCACATCAAAGAATCGGATTTTGTTATTGACTGCGGGGCTAACATCGGAGCATACACATACGCATTTTTAAACAAAGCGGATTTTGTGCTTTCATTTGAGCCAAACAATGAAGCGTTCGAGTGCTTAAAATACAATACTAAATTTTTTCCTAACTCACATATTTTTAACTATGCGGTGGGTGCTGTTTCCGGCAAAGTAAACGTAGTTAGGGATATTAATGCGGGTGCAAGCCATTGCGTAATGATTGAAGGCGGAGAAATAGAAATGCGCACTATCGACAGCTTTAAATTAGAACGATGCGACTTCATCAAAATTGATGTCGAGGGCTTTGAGTTGGATGTTTTGCAAGGCGCAATCAAAACAATTCAGAAATGCAAGCCTAAAATGTATATCGAAATAAACGAAGGAACTTTAGCACGCTGCGGAACTACGCCAGAACAAGTATTCGAGTTCTTAGATATTTTTGGCTATAAATACACCAATATTTACACAAACCAACCAATGAAAGGGGCGCAATACGATATTATTTGCTATTAATTTAACATTTAACGCTTTAAAAAAATAATCTATCTAAATTTGTAAACATGAAAGTAATTAAAAAACCAACCAACTGCGGAGGCAAAAAGAAAGGTTCTTGTAACGATTGGGCGGGTGCAACATCGGGGCAAACTAAAATAAAAATAGCAGCGTAATGACATCAGAGGAAATAATCAGCAAAGCAGAAAGCACGATTTTACAAGTTTGCAAAAAAGCAAATACGTCAAAGGATAAAGAAATTGCTGGTGTTTTCGATTTATATAAGGACACTTGCGAACTATACGAACGCATAGAAGTTCACGCTGTAAGGGGAGAGTTTCCTAAAAAACTATTTGAGAACCGCAGCCCAAACCAAACAGAAAAGGAAGCGAAGTATATTGAGAAAAATTACAAGCAATATACGCTGCCGGAATTTATGGACTACATAAATACTATTTGCCGACCTTGGGGCGATGGGAATTGGAGTATCAGCTACAATGAAGATAGTTCAGTTTACAAAGAATCAGGACAAACTTTTCAAAAGTATGTTGAAAGCGAATTACCTATTTACTACTCACTAGAGGAGTTTGTTAAATCCGTTTTACCTACTATTAAAACTATTGATGCAAACGGTTTTACAGCCGTAAGACCAAAAGAAATCGACTACACGCTAGACGATAGTAATACTTTTGTTGTGGATAGTACTTCGCTTTATCGCCCAACTGTTTTTTATTATGAAAGCGAAAATGTAATTGACTATAAAGAAGGCGAATATTATTTGTTTTTAAGTGCCGAAAAAAGCGTAGTTACCACAACAGGGGGAAAGAAAAAAGAAGGTAATATTTTTGAACTTTACACCAAAGACGAAGTTTATTTTTTCAAGCAAGAAGGTTTAAAGTCGGAAAATAATTTTGTGCAAGAATTATTTTACAAGCATAACTTAGGGGTTATTCCGGTTCGTCAAATGAAAGGAATCCCACAACTAAAAGACGATAGTATTTTATGGCAAAGCCCTTTTATTTTCGGAGTTGATTTACTTGACTTGGTTGCTGTAAATTCCAATTTCCTACAATTTTCTGTAAATAAATGCGTGTTCCCAATGACAGTAATGTATGGGGATGTTTGCACATTTACCGATTCACATGGGGCGGTTTGTAGCGATGGAAATTTAATAGGTGTGAGCGATAATGGGGCTTATAATATTACTTGTCCTTCATGTTCGGGTAGTGGAATAAAAGGCAGAATTAGTCCATTTGGCACGCTTTTAATTAAGCCCACAACACTAAGCAAAGAAGGTGAAACAAATAGTTCTCAACCGCCTTTGTCTTTTGTTAGTCCAGATGTTACTACACTTGAATTTTTAGAAAAGAAAATCGACAAAGACACTATTAAGGCTCGACAGATTTTAAAACTTCGTAACCGAAATTCAATAGTAAACGGTCAACCAATTACAGCCACCGAAGTATTCGACGATAGTAAGGGAATGACCGCTTTTATTAAGCCGATAATCGACCAAATATTTAGCCTTTACGAGTTCTACCTAACAATGATAGGTAAGCAGCGTTATAGCGATTCATTCATGGGTTTTGAGTTGGTTTATCCTAAGTCCTATGACTTTAAAAATGCAGAGGATTATTTAAACGATTTAACTAATGCTATTAAAAATTCATTACCTCCGGCATATATTCAGAGCCTTTTAATGCAGTACATAAATGCTTATTATGGCGATAATGAAATGACTACCAAAATATATAAGTTGGTTATGCGTGCAGATAGAATTTTCGCTTTAACGCAGGACGAAATTAATATGAAAATGGCAAAAGGAACGGTGGATAAGTGGGAGGATATTCTACATTCATCAGTTCTTAATTTTATTTCAGATGCTATCGCTGCGGATGATAAGTTTTTAGACAAAGAAGTGCCTGAGCAAATAAAAGTAGTACAGGACATGGCAAAAGCTAAAGCCGCAGAAATAACCGATACTAATTTGGCTATTTACCAAACACCTAATAGTGTAGGGGGGGGGGGCGACTTCATAGGAAAAATACCGCTATCATTACAACAATTAGCATTAGCTAGAGCAAGGGCGACAGAGTCAAACGATAAAGGGCTTGCTAATCAAATAGGGGATAAGATGGATGAATTACTTAAAAAAATATAATGAGTTTTAAATCTCTTTTAGAGGAGAAAAATAAACGGCTCGATTCTGTTCCGCTTGCTATGCAAACTGTTTTAGAAAAGCAGCAAGCTAAAATATTAAAACAAATCATTGCAGAGATTGGAACACTTACCACCGTTGATGGAAGGATAAAAATTGACGCTGCAAACTTGCGTAAAATATCGGGCATTTCGGATGAATTAAAATCTATTTTTTTATCCAAAGAATATACCCAAGCGGTTAAAGAATTTGCAAAAGAGTTTGATGTTCAAGCAGCCTTAAACAACAAAGTTATCAAGGCTTCACTAGGAACTATTGAAACCCCACTTGCTGCGACTGCTTATGTAGAAATAGCTAAGAAATCAGCTATTGAAGCCCTTGTAGGCTCACCAATTGATAAAGAATTTATACGCCCGATACAAGGCATACTTGAAAACGCAGTTGTAAACGGTGCTACGTTTGGAGAAACAATCGACTCGATAGGGTTATTTGTAAACGGTGGAGAGGGCGAAGTTTCAAAGATTGCTAAATACGCAAGGCAAGTAACACAGGATTCTTTTAGTATTGCAGACCGTTCTTATACATCAATAGTTAGCGATTATTTAGATTCTGAATGGTTTTACTTTTCGGGTACGGTGGTGGATGGTACTAGGTGTTTTTGTTTGGAGCGGGTAGGAAATTTTTACTATTACAAAGAAATTGAATCATGGGCGGAAGGTAAAAACTTAGGCAAATGTGATATTGGAGATGGTATGTGGGCGGGTGAAATACAAGGCACAAATAAAGCTACTATTTACTCCTATTTAGGTGGTTATAATTGCTTGCACTCTATTATGCCTGTCACAATCGACATCGTGCCGGAATCGGATATTTTAAGAGCTAAAAGTTTGGGATATATTTAGTATATTTACACAATGATTGAAAAACTATTGACTGCGTTTTTTTCGCAAGAATACAAATCAAAAAAAGAAATGGGATTAGCTTTCTCACTTTATAATAAAAAGTGGACTAGATACGCCCGAAAAAACAAACTCGATGAAAAACTATTTGAGTCGAAATCCAAAGAAGTATTAACTAAAACAATAAACAATGCAAGTAGTAAATGAGCAAGGCAAAATTAAGTGTATCGATGAAAAAGGGAATGTAAAATGGTTCTCTCGTTACATGGTTGAACAATCATCCGTTTTAAAAGATTACAACATTACGGTGGTGAATGCACCCGAACCAATGCTGCCAAAAATTGAACCACAAGCCCCAAACGAGCCTGTAATAGAAACGCTTGAAGGTTGCACCAAAGCGCAATTAATTGAAAAATTGCAAGGCGTGGAAGGATGGAAAGTAACCGATTCAAAGGAAACATTATTTAACCTTTACATTAACCAAAATAAATAAAAATGGAATCAAAAGAATTTGTTGAATTTTTGGGTATGAAGCCCGATGAAATTAAAACGCTAGACGATTTTAAAGCGAAATTTGAAACTGAATTTGTAAGAGTATCAACACTTACAGAGGATAGCGATATTATTAAGCCGTTTACTTCTAAAAACTTTGGAATACTTGAAACACAGGCTAGACAGTTAGCAAAGAAACACGAAATTGACATTGAAACTGAACTGCCTGAATTTAAAACAGTAAAAAAAGCTACTGAAAAATACGACTTGGTGGCTGCTAAGATTGCAGAAAAAAAGGACGCTAAAATAGCTGAACTTGCAGCAAATGCAGGAAAGGGCAACGATGAAAAAGTTAATGAATTAACGGCTACGCTTGAAAAGGAAAAGAAAGCACGAAAGGATGAAAAGGAATTACTTAAATCTATTTCTAAAGAGTTTGACGATTACAAAGCTACCGCAGCAAATCAACTAAAAACAATTAAGTTAGACACGCTTAAATCATCCGCTAAATCAAAAATTAAATTCATTCCCGAAGCAACAGAATTGCAGTTAGCCGGATTTGAGGCGATTATTGATAAGAAGTATAAATTTGATTTGGACGAAGTTGGAAGCAAATTAGTTGTTTATGATGCTGAAGGAAAGTTAATCCCAAATCCAAAAGTAACCGGAACATTCAAAAGTGCTGACGATGTTTTGTTGGAGGAGGCAGTAAAGGCTCAACTATACAAACTCAATCCAAACGGTGGCGAAAAGAAGCCCGAAAACGATAAAAAGTTTAGCGGAAAAGAGGACGACAAACCACTTAGAAGCGTAGCAAAAAGAATGAACGTGTAAAAACTCAATTCTTAAACGAAGCCCCAATTATTTAACATTGTTATTTAGTTGGGGTTTTTCTTTTTATTTTTGTTGTGCAATTAATAATTCTTGTCATTGCCGACATAAAAAGGCTCTTTGGGTACTCAGCCCTGAATTAGAGAAAACCTTTTTAAAAACAATAAATAAATAAAAATATGAGCTATTTAAGTTCGGAATATGTGCAATGCGAAACAATCCAATCTATGTTGGATGAAAATTTCGTTACTTGCCCTACCCCACAAGAAAATCTGCCATCCCTGCAATATATTCTTGCTTCACAGCAAGCCAATGGAATCACTCAAAAAGTTTCCGATAATGGGAAAGTTAAAACGGTAAAAGTTGTTTACGACCAACGTTTACTCGAATCAGAAGTTACCGAAGGAAGTGGCGCACGTTCATGTACCACATCAAACGAAACCTTTGATAATTACGTTACCTATACAATCGACCCGACTGTATGGTTAAACGCAAGCGAAAAATTCACCACAGCCGATTTAGCAACTGTTTGCACTACTGATGTGCAAGGTATGTTAGCTAAAAAAATTGCTAAAGTTATTGACGCTTTGGAGCGTAAAATTGCAACTAAAACAGCGACTGAACTCGTTGCCTTAACCGGTAAATGGGGTCAAAATGTTGCAGGTGTAAACGGTTCAGACCAATTAGTAGTATCTACCTTTATTGGAAGTGCGGCTAACAAGGTTCTTGACTACACAGCCATGAGCGACATTTCAATGGCTACTATGCAAACCGGATATTGCGCACCAATTATCATCGCCGGAGGTTCAGCACTCTACAAATACGGTCAAAACATCGAAGTAGGATGCTGTTCAGATACTGGAGTGGATATTTTAGCCGCTTCAAATAAATTCGGAAAAGCGTTTTTGTACGATAAGCGATTAGTGACTGCTTTAGGTTCTGAAAATGAATCAATGATTTTCCAAGCGGGTTCTGTTGCTTTAATTACTTACAACGAAGCTGCACAAGTACCAAATTTGGGCGCAAACTACGCTAAGTTTATCATGTTCTCACCTCGCACCGGATTGCCTATCGACATCGTTTTAAAAGACGAGTGCGGAACTATCCACATCAATGCTTATGCTAATACTAAATTGGTAGGCTTGCCTAACGATATGTATAAGGTTGGCGACGAATACAGAGGCGTGACTTATGTAAACCAATTACTGGTTACAAACTCTTAATTTGTTTAGGTTGATTAAGGAGGGGATGGGTGTAAATTCATCCCCTTTATTTTTTTAAAACAGAAAATATGGGATGCTTAGATAGTTTAATTTCGATAAAAAGTTGCACCGATGTAGTGGGGTCAAGCCCTTATTATATTGAAGATATAGGAATAACCGTATCAGAGGCGGATTACTATATTAATAACGAAGTGGCAAGCGGACAAGAATTGATTGAAGATAGAATTTCATTTGCTACAAAATTAGTTTCTGACTTAATTGCAAATCATTTTGCATCGAGTATAATCACAAAATCGCTTTTGGATTCAGACGTTTTAGGTCAATACCAAGATTCGCTAAATCTTAAAAACGGAGCGACAGGGGTTTTAGGCGGGATTTCATTAACCCTAAATAATACTCAATCTTATTTTAATGTATTCGTAAATTCAATTAGTTTGCAAGTTGATGTTTCCGGCACAATCGATGTTTTAATTTACGATTTGATAAGCGGGCAATTACTCGATACAATCGAAGTTACAACAGTAGCAAACCAAATTAGCACCGCAGTAGTAAACAAAACATACGGCTCTTATAAAAGGAAATTAGATTTAGTTTTTGTTTATGATACGGAGGGTGTAAATTCAAACACAACTCAAATATCAAACGGCTGCGGGTCGTGCAATGGCTATAAGTACAGTAACTTTTATGTAACGGCTAATTCTATTTCTATGCTTTCTGCGAACGCAAAAATTAGAAGCTCAGTAACCTCAAGTTCTCACACTTTCGGGCTTTCTGTTAATTATTCGATTCAATGCTCACTCGATAAATGGTTGTGCGAAATAGCTAACTTAATGGCATTGCCAATACTTTATAAATCGGGGGAGGAGATCATGAATTACGCTTTGCTTTATTCTAAACGACAGACTTCGGAGGTCAATATCGATGCGGAAACAAACCTAAAAAGAAAAGAGGAGTATGCAGCTAAATTTAACGAAGCGTTACAGGCTACAGTTCAAAAAATACAGCTACCACAAAATGATAAATGTTTTATTTGTTCGGCAGCCTCTAAAATGGTAATCGTACTACCTTGACAACAGACCAATTTATAGCCAAATTACAGCGTCAAATCGATGCTATTAATAAATATGATATTCCTTTACAAAAAGGAGTACGCAATGTAATGGCTTTGCAGTCTAAACGAATATTTTTAGATGCGCTCAATGCTGATGGTGGAATAATTGGAAGCTACAAAAATCCGAACGCTACTTACGTTAATCCGGTTACGTTAAAAAGTCAAACTAATCTACCCGCAGGATTTCCAACAAAAGGCAAGAACGGAGAAACAAAATTTAAAAACGGGAATCCGCATAAGACTGGTTATTTTCCTAATTTCCTAGCGTTTAAAAAGGCAGTAGGTAGAAATAAAAGAGCGGGAACAGTTGATTTATTTTTAACCGGAGCACTTCATAGGCATTGGGCTAACGGCGATTCTTTTTCAAAAGCAGAGGCAAGGCGAGTAAATCAGCATAATTACATAGTTGGAATAAGCGAGGCGGATGTTAAAAAAGTAGCAAGGTACAATCGTGTTTTTAATTTATCTTTGTCGGAACGAAAGATATTTTTATCAACTGTAAAAAATGAATTATTTAAGGCGTTGAAATGATACAGGACATAATTTCTTTTTTAAATATTCGTATTTCAGCACTTGACTATTTCAATCAAGTTAAATCGCTTGCCTTTAGAATTGAAAAGGAAAACAAAGTTTATCCGGCAGTATATCTAAATAACAACGAATACGAACGAATAAATTTAGATTCTTTTGGTTCAGTTTGTTATTGGAGGCTACGTTCAGAGCCTAGCTTTTCAGAGCAAGAAAGCACATCGACAATAGGCAACGAATACCTAACTACTATCCCGCTTGTTTTGGTTGGCTTTATGAAAAAAGAGCAAGCCACAAATGATTCCTACTTTGCGGAGAATGTAATTAATACCTTAATCGGTTCTTTAACCACTACTTCAGTAGCCTTAAAGCAAGCGTTAAAAGCTAAGAAATTAAGTATTTCTGCGGTTAAATATAATCAGGATGGAAGGATTTTAGCAAAGGATGAGTTTGACAATATCGACTACGAGCCTCGATACGACTCTGCTTTTTTTTCAATCGACTTTGATGTTAAAATAACAACTAATCAAAATTGCTTTGATACGCTTTGCGGAATTGCGCCGCCTGACTTTAAATGTGGTTCAGTTAAAATTTACGATGGAAGCGGAACACTAATTGAAACGGTGGAGTGTGGCGATTCTTATATTTGCGATGCAACAGGCGACCCCGTAACGGTTCACAATTCAGACGATACTTACTCAACTACGGTGGCTTGTGGTGGCGATTTAGAGTTAGAAGATATTACTTTTAATATTTTTGTGAACGGTATTTTAAATCAAAGTTTTTCAACACCTTCAATGGTTGACAATACAATTAATATTACAGGATAATGCCAACAACAAATATAAATTTAACGATAGGACCGTATGTTGAGAGTGTAACAGGAACGGCGGTAGATAATACCGACCCTGTAAATCCGATTATAAACATACCTTCAAACGGCATCACAGGTATCGCCCCTGTCGGGAACTTACTTCGAGTTCTAACAGTCGATGGAGGAGGTAATGTAGTAACAGTTGGGGCGAGCCACATTTCGGAAAGTACATTTAGTTTAAGTGCTTTTATTGATGGTGCAGGAAGTACAGTAGAGTTTGCGGCAAGTGATAGTACTACCGGAGAGTTTTCCGACTTTCAACTATTACCTAATTGGGCGTACTTATCAAATTTCGATGGAACAAACGCTTCGTTTTTTACGTTATTAGCCGCAGAGGCTTATCTGCAATCTATTTCTATACCTAATGGCGCAGCAACAGCAATAGGCGTTAATTCAAGCGGTAAAATAGTGCCTGTAAGTTCGGGGGTGCTTTCAGTAGTAGGGGGTACAGATATTTCAATAGATAACACAGACCCTTCAAACCCAATAATTAATTACACAGGAGCAGGCGGTGGAGTTACATCGGTAACGGGAACAGCAAATCGCATTAGTTCAACAGGCGGGGCAACGCCTGTAATCGATATTGACGCTGCCTATCCAGGTCAAACAAGCATAGTTACACTTGGAACAGTAACAACAGGAACATGGAACAGTTCAGTAATTGCAGGAACTTACGGAGGTACAGGAATTAACAACGGTAGTAACACAATTACTTTAGCGGGAAACTTAGTTACAACAGGGGCATTTAATACAACTTTTGCAGCACAAGCAACCGTAACAACAACATTACCACCTGTAGCAACTACTTTGGTAGGTAAAACAGGAACAATGGCTGCCAATTACGTCCCTTATTGGAATGACGCAAATCAACTAACAGGTAGTTCTTTATTTACCCATACGCCAAATGCAACTAAATCATTAAGTTTATCGGGAGCAAGTGCAGCATCAAGTAGAATTAGTATTGAGGTGCAAAATACAACAGCTTCAGGAAATTCTTCTTTTTATTTTCAAAATAATAGAGGCTCTTTTGCTTCTTATGGTGGATTGTTTCACGGTGGTTCTACATATAGTTCTTTTACAGCATTTGGAGTTAGTAGTGCAGACAGAACAGTACTTTTATCTGACGGAGCAAGTAGCTTGGGAATGGGGATAGGAACGATTGTAAACCAATCCGTTATAATAGGGACTAACAACACTGCAAGGCTATCAATTAGCGGGGCGGGAGTATTTACTATTTGGGATGGCGGTAGTTTTAACACAGGAACCACAACAGGGGTTAAATTTGGTACAGCTACATCTCAAAAAATTGGATTTTGGAATAAGACTCCAATAGCTCAGCCAACAACAGCAATAACAGGGGCTACTTTAACAGGCGGCGGCGGAACAACAATAACCGCTACTGATACATTTGGGGGTTACACCTTACAACAAATAGCAGCAGCATTGATTAATACAGGGATTTTAGCTTAAATATTATGAAACTACAAATAAATAAAATAATCGTAAACAGCGAAACCGACTTTATAGAGAATGAGGTTAAAAAGGTTCGTGCAGATATTACAATTGCGTGTAATTTGTACGGGGACAACAATACAAGGGAGGTGCCGATTTCAATTGAGGTAATTAGCCTTAATTCTGATAGTGGAGATTCGATGGATTTACAGCGTCAAACAGCGTGTGAAAACTTAATCAATAATTTTTAAAATGACAAAAACAGTAAAGGACTTAAAAGAAAAGTTGACCGCAGAAAAAGCGATTGCATTTTTAAATGAGGAAAACAAAAAAAAGACAGATAAAGGACTTGCTATTTTACAAAAGGCAATTAAAGAAATGCAGGCAGTCGGATGCGATATTGCAGTTAGAAACACGCTAAACGCACAAAATCAAATTGAGAACCACATTCAAGTTATTGCAAAATGAGATGGGTATTAATATTAGCAATTTTATTTAGTGGCTGCATTATGAAAAGGGGGCTAAAACAGAAACCGATTCACGCCCCTAGATTTGAAAAGAAACATTATCATGCGCCAAACTATGACTAGGTTTAGAAGTGCTTATTTATGGCTTTGGTTAATGACTGACTATGTTGTTTTTCGGTTATTTTGGAAGCAAGCGACTACGCTAGATTTCCGATTTTGGGAGAATGATATTACGGCGGTTTGTTTGCTCGGATGGATAATTTTAACGGTAAAAGTATTTAATTTAGGAATCAAAAAATAGAAAAAATGAATAAGATAATTTTAAAATTCGATGGGGCTACTTGCCCGCAGTTTATTGTACTTGAATCAGACCAATGGGAACACATTGAGGCGATTCGGTTAATGGACTACGAAGAGGCTTTGGACTACCTAAGAAACATCAATATTGAGCCGCCTGTTTGGGACAGACCTACGGACATTCCACCTTTTGTTTTCTAATGGGAATATTCTATAAAATACTTGAAAAGGTAGGGTTTTGGTGGGGTGTAGCGATACTCTCTATTATAACCCTATTTGTGCTTAGGTATTTGTGTGCGCAAACTTACTTAGTTACGATGGTTTATTTTACTATTGAGGAACTAACTAGGCTTTCAATTTGTATAATAAGCTATAACGACAAAACATTAAAAGGGTGGCGACCTATAATAATCTTTGCAAGCACAATTACGGTACTGCGGCTATTCAACGAAGTGCTTTATTTGACTAATTTAACCGATGTAAACAATCCTATTTTACTAGCAATCGAACTACCCTTAATATTAATCTCTTTATGGCTCATATCAAAGCACTACCAATCATTATAAATTGGATTATCGGGACTACATTTGGAATTAATATCCTTCGATTAATTGAAGGTGCAAGGCAGTTTGTAAACGACAATAATGCGATAATATCATTTGTTAGCACATGGACTTATCAAATAGCGGTTTTAATTTTGGTTATTTTAAAGGTAATTCACGTTACAATTCAGATTAAAAAAGAGGCTTCAACTATTGAGCCTAGTAAGCGTAAAAGTTTTTGGAAAACATTTTTTAACGGATGAGAAGGTTAAACACAGCCGAACGGTGGGTAATTATAATCGGGCTAACTATTTCAGTAACCCTATTAACTGCTTTATTGAGAGAGCAAAGAAAAACAGTTGTAGTCAAATTGGGCGTAACCACAGAAAAATACGACACTTTAAAATTTCACTCTGACCGTAACCTAGACAGCCTTTTCAAGTATAAACGATTGTATAAAAAATGTAGCGGCAAATGAAAAACATTAGCGAACACATCACATTTGGAGAGTCCTATAAATCCCAAATAGCGGAACGGTTTAAAATTAACAACGTGCCGCCCGATGAAGTTTTACCCGCTATGCAATTAGTAGCAGAAAAGTGTTTCGAGCCGATTAGAAAGCACTTTAATATCCCAATGGGTATTTCATCCTTCTATCGCTGCAAAGAATTAAATACAAAGCTAAAAGGGGCAAAGAATAGCCAACACATGAGCGGCGAAGCAATCGACATTGATGCTGATATTTTTGGAGGCGTAACCAATGCTGAAATATTCGAGTGGGCTAAAAATAATTTAGACTTCGACCAGCTTTTGCATGAATTTGGAACACCCGAAAATCCGGCATGGGTCCACATATCCTACAAAGCAAAAGGAAATAGAAAACAAGTAATCAAAATCAAATGAGCAAACTAAGCCTTAAAAACATAAACAAACCCGCCCCTTTGTGGTATAGAAAACTAAGAAAGGTTGTTTCGCTATTAAGCAATACAGCAGTAGTTTTATTATTGAGTATGGGGTATTCTGATAACTCAACAACAATCCTAGTTTGTCGTGTAGGAATAAGCGGACTAATGGATACTATTGATGTTTTTCTTTCTGACGACGCGCCGCAATAAACTCTCGCAAGCCTACCGACCAACAGTAGATAACCGAAAGTTTTAAATCAAACCTTCGGCAATCTGCTTGTTATAGGCAATAGGGCAGACGTGCATCTAATCAACATTTGGTCTATAAATGACGAAAGCCAATGGCCACGGTAAAGCCTGTTTGCTCTGTTCTCCGTTAGGGTAAACAAAAGCCACCCTGCCACGCAAAAACCTAATTTCAGCGTATGGTATCACAAAGTCGTGCCACCAATTAGTGTTAGTCTTGCAAGGTATAAGCAGCACCGTTGTTGCCCCTCGTTTACTTTCTGCCAATGCTTTTTTACACCACTTAACTACATCTTTCCCGTATGGTGGATTGCACCAACAAACTTCATTTTCCCAACTTTGAGCAAGCCCATCATCCTGTGGTGTAAAAAACCTTTCACACTTTGCGTTTTCGGATATAGCACATACATCAAGTGTAAATCCGAACTCCTTATCAATCGGGGCAAACAACTCTATTGGCGTTCCCCATACAATGCTTTCAAGGCTTTTGTTTACCTTCTCTGCATCAAACAATTTTTCTTTATCAAATACTGCCATTGGCTTTTTCTTTTAATTAAACATTTGTACTAAAATCCCTACTGCCTATAACAGCGGTTTTGTGCTATTTGCCCCATCAACATTTGTGGTAAACTTAAAACTTTGTGCAAGGGGCAAACAGACACAAAGCCGCAAACCGTTATGTGTCATGGCTACGACCCGTTACCAAAATTATTTTTCAGGTCGTTTTTCATAACGAATAATTTCTTCGGCATTGGCTTTTCGTATATCAACATCGGGGTCATTAAAGTCAACCAATTCCTTTATAACACCGTACTTCGTAATTGCACCTTGCCATACAACTACATCTTCCAAATTGAAAAATAATTTTGACACAGCATCTCGTTTTAATTTGCCGCCACGAACACATAACATGGGGTTTTGTGCTACTGTGGCTGGACGTTAATAATTGAACTTTTGTACATCACGGCATCTTTAGTTTTTCAATCAGCTTTTGTGCTGCCAATGCCACAGCAGACACAAAGCCCTGAACGTTAGTTGCAATTAGGACATAAGAAACAACGACAAAGAATCAAATTCAGACATGGTTTCCGCAATATTTGATACAGCCACTGTAGATAGAGTCCAAGATAATTTAGATAAACTATTATACAATCATATGGCTGTTGGTGGTACATACGGTAATTCATATACTTTGCCTAATGATAATTGGCAAAGTAATTTACCATTACAAATGGCTACTGGTGGTCAAGTATATGGAACGGAACAACAATTTACCAAACACATTGAAAACATTTTAAATGATTCATCAGCGAGATTACAAAAATCAGCCAATGAAGGGGAACGTAAGCAACTCATCAATGCTGTTAAAGAGGCTGTTATGCTAGCTACTAAAGAGAAAGTCACTATTGAGGCTGCTCGTAACACACCTGGATTATTAGCACCTGAAATTAGTAATAAATTAGTGTTAGTGTTAGATGCATTAACTGCCCAAATAGCTTGGGCAAATAATTTAGTATCTAAAACGCCCGTTTCAGTTTCAGTAGCTGGTAAGGGTACAGTATTGAAAAATCAATAAGTAACTTTTTACCAAGTCTTATCATTTTGTAAATAAGTGATAAGACTTAGTTCATCAAACAATGATTGATAATAAAGACAAATCACAGCAAAATATCGAAGATCTCTCATCGGACTTTGATGTTAACCGTCCTAAGTGGACAAATTATTTCAAAATAGTTGAACCACTAGAACAAACAGCCCTTCAAACTGACAACCAATCTGTTGATGGTTCATCATTATATGCATCAAATTCGTGGTATCAGTTTGTAACATATGGTTCTGCAGCACGTCTTAATAGATATCGTGAATATGATGTAATGGATGCTGATGGTGACATTACACGTTCATTAGATCTTATTGCAGAAGAGATGTGTGGGAATATTTCTAAAAATTCATCTCCTTTCATTTTGGAAATGGCCAACGACAGCCAAATGCCAAAAAACAGCCATTATGCTGTTGCATTAACTGCAGCGTTAAAGAAATGGTGTGATATACAATCATTTAGTACTCGAATATTCCCAACCAATCGCAAAACAATCAAATACGGTGATACCTTCTATCGTAAAAAAGATTCATTAAAAAAATGGGTTCCATTAAGTCCGAAACAAGTTATTGGTGCTATTGTTAACAAAGAAGATGTTACAGAAGTTCTGGGATGGCAGATTAAGAAAAATACTCTTAATGCTCAAGGTTCTGAAAATCTTGGTAACTATCAAGTTGTTGGTGTTGATCAAAGTGAAGTAGATACTGAAATTGTTCCAGCTAATGAAATTGTGAGATTTAGTGTCAATACTGAATT